TCGAATTTATCTTCCATGATAAAGTCTATTTCTTCAGCATCTAAATGTGGTTTAGTCTGCTTATAATATTCTTTTAATAAAGTAGTATCATCTACGTTACTGTAATCAGCATTTAATCTTACATAATCTTCTACTGTTCCTCCAGTATCTTCCATAAATGAAACAAGTTTTTCAATGTTTTCAGGTAGTTGTTTACCTAATACTTGCTCATCTCTAAGAGCTTCTTTTACTTCTTGTTCTACTTTTTCAACCTTTTCTTCAGTTACTTCTTTGATCGGAGAAAACCCTTCAGTAGTCTCGTTGGACTCTTGTACAGGTTCTCCCACCTCTGTGCTATCTCCGGATGGTTTTTCCACAGATACCTCCTTTGTTTCTCCGATTTGAATGGCATCGTCTTCTTTTTTAATTTCTTCCTTAGGTATTGTAACCTTAGTAACATTACTAGGTATTTCTACTAATGGTTCCTTAGGATTAACATTAACCTTTGTAATATTATCTTCTACTTTGTTTAATTGTTTTGGTTTAGTTTTTTTACCTTTTAAACTAAACTCACCTTCCTGTTTAACAGGTTCAGTTGTTTTTAATTCTGACATAATATAATATAATTAAATAATTAATAATTAAGCTGTTGGTCCTTGCGGCATTCCCTCAGCTTGTGGATTTACACCTTGTTTTTCAAAATCAATTGGTAGTAAATCATTTTTTCTTTGATCTATCATCTGACTTTGTTGCGTACCTTCCATTTTTATACGCTTATCTTTACGATCTTCTATTCTTGTTTCTTTTTCTTGCATTGCCTGCATATCCATCTGCTTCAATTGCATATCATACTGAAATTGAGCTTGCATCTTTTCTTGTTCGATTTGTGCAGCTGTTTGCATACGTTGAATCTCCATTTGAGATCTTGCTTGTTCATATTGAACTTTAGATCCAGAAATAGCTTCTTGTTTTTGAACTTCTGCTAAACCTATTTTTTCAGCCGCATCAGCTTGAGCCTCAGACTGAGCTCTAGCTTGAGCTATAGAGTTTTCTTGATCTTGTTTACCTTTAGCTTTACGTTTTACTTTTAATAACTGATTAGCTAATTTAAGATTTTTTATTTGTCTTAAATCTATAGCATCTTCTAAATCAATACCACCTTGCTGTAAAGCCACTTGAATATTTTGCTCTAATTGAGCTTGCTGTTCTTCATCTGGTTCTAATTCTAAATATATACCAAAGTCATGAAGATTAAGGTTTTGAACCTCAATTAAAGTATTTACATTATAATTAGAAATATTATTAACTAAAGACTCTGCTGTTAATGGAAATTCTAATGCGTCTGCTATTTTTAATGCAATATTTTCTGCTATCCTTAATGTTATATATAAACCAGCCTGCTTAATATGTCTAGTAGCTACGTTAGATGCATTAGCTGCCATTTTTTGTAAACCAACTAACGTTTGTTTATCTGGCGTACTACCATCTCTCGCTTCATTTAATCCGGTAACATCTCTTATCATTTGTAAATAGTATTGATATGTTTGAATTAAACTTTGTATTTTACCTTGACCAGAACTAGCTGTTAATTCTTGAATAGGAACTTTTCCAGGATTCATATCACCATCTTGAGTAAGAGATCTACCAACAATACTACCAGTTTGGAAATACATGTTTAATGCTTCTGCTGGATTATAATTAGTTCCATTACCTAGATCAACTTCAGCCAAACCATCCATATCTAAATAAACACCATCTGGTACCATTTTAGCTAATACTTGTTGTAGTTTTAAGTGAGTTAATTGTATCATATCAGCAAAACCAATACACTTACTCACAAGTGATTCTATTCTACCTTTATACATACGCGGTGCACATATCGCATAATTCATTTCTACCTTTGTAGTATCTGAAGTAGGCCTAGACATGTTTTCTGCAAGTTCCCATTTTAACATAGTATCAGTTCCTAATACTTTAGCACCACTATATAAAACTTCTATACTTCTACTTACTTTTTCGAACCCATCATTTTTTGGAGGATTAAAAGTGTCATCTTTTTCTAAGGCTTTTTCTAAACCTTGATCTGTTTGTTTTATTTTAAATACTTGATTATGATATGTTTTATAATCAAAATACATTATTTGAACAGTATTTTCATCATAACCTCCCCAACCTGTAATATAATTTTTATTTCCAGGCATTTTTTGTATTCTTTCTAATTCTTCCTTAGATATATCAGGAAATTCTTTTTTAAGCTCAGGTATAGTAATTGCTTTTATTTCTCCTACGTAATATATATCTTCAAAATTAGGATCTTCAGTATATGAATAAACCATATAAGCTGGATCTACATAATCTACTGTTATACCCTCAGCTGTATTAAAGTTTGTTTTACATGCTGCAATACCACAAACAGCTAAATCCATGTTTAATCTTCGCTTTGTTAAATCATATTTGTTATGATCCATTACAGAAGATATAGCTTCTTCTTCAGCTATTTCTATACTTTGCTTATAGGACAATTGCATGTGAAGTTCAAGTTCTTCTGGAGTTTCTGGTAATACCTCAGGGTTTTTACTTTGATATAAATCAATTCCTAATGATTGTTTTAATGAATCAAGATACTCTTTAGCTAACATATCTTCCTGTATCTTAGCAGCATATTCAGTTCTTTTCTTTATAGACTCTGGATCTTGAGCGTATGCTTTAATATCATATGTTTTAGCAGATATACCATTTACAACTATATCTACAAATTTAGATAATATAGGAACTGGTTTCCAGTCTAAATTAAGATAAGACAAATCACCATTAATAGATAATTCATCTTTATATTTTTGTATACTTTGTTCTCCACGAGCATATAGTCT